AACCATCCAGAAGTTGCCGGAGTGCATCGGAACCAAATATTGAAACTCTGGCCTGTCATCATCGTAAGTCCAGGCTTCAATCTCGTACATTACATGCTTGCTGACGAACGGTGGTTCATCATCTTGCAGAATGTCAAGTAGTTTCACGCCCTTGTCAACCGCAAGCTGGCTGCGTTCAGCATGTGTCGTGCCAACAACAAGACCGGAATTTACAAGATAAGCAGTATCAATGTCGCATGAACTACCATCAGTGCTGACAACTGTAAAGTTTTCAAAATCAAGTGTCATGATTAAAGATGCAGGATCGAAGCAGGGAATGAATCCTGCAGAAAGCCATCCTGGAGGATGGCAAAGTGCAAGAATCAGTCTTTGATTGGTCTGAGAAACTTTAAGCAGGTATGATAGTATGTGTTCAAGAACCTGGGAACTTCAGCCTGTGTAGTCACACCTGAATCCAGCAAGTGCTGAAGTAGCAATCTGCCACCTTCAGCATCAGCGTCCCTAAGTGCAAGACTTAAGGTTCCGCCGATCCTGCAAGATTCATCAGCCCAGAAGATTCCATCAATGACCCACTTAGTTGTAAAGTCATCGGTGGAACGTGCAAGATTACGCAGATAATCCCTGGCAGTTGCAGCCTCCATCATTGAACCTTCATGCAAGCTTCAATCAGCCTGGAAGCCGGGATGTCGTAGTCTTCGTTGATGGTGAAGTATTCCTCACCAATCCGAACTCCAAACGTGTAAAGTGTGCTGGTGATACATTCAGGCATCATGAACACTTCATGGTCCTTGTTGCCTCCAACCTGTTGCTCCCAGCGTGCAGGGAACAACACCTCAAGTAGCTCCCACCAACGTTGCTCTGTGATCCTCTGAGGGCCTTTGCACAACCTTTCGCGTGCAAGGTCTCGGCTGTGAGCTGAAGCCTCCTCCCAGGGGCACAGGAACGCCTCTGGTGAAACTTTGCCCTGTGCCTTCAGCTCCCCCAACGTCTCGCCTCCGAACTGGCAGACCAGAACGTCTGGGGTTGGGCCTGGAACCATGAAACTGTAAATACCAGTGCTGTAAGCTGAAGGCTTGGGGTCGAAAATACAGGTTGTAAGCTGTGTCATTGTGAGTGCCGTGTCAGTTGCAGTGGGGATAATGTCAGCGATTGCGTGTGGAAACTGGTCGGTGTAAACATCTAGCTTGTAGTCCGCATCTTCGTAGGTTAGGGCAGACTCGATAACCTTCCAGTTACCTTCGTCATCTAAAATTATAAGGTCGTACATCTCAGTAAATAACTTTTGGTCTGCTGGTCTTAAAGTGTGGCTTGCTGCAATCAACAATCATGTAGCAAGCCCCACGGCCTGGAAACCAGGTTGTAACAACCTTCTTGTCAGCAGGAAGTCGATCCTCCAAACTGACAAGATCAACCTTGGTGGCAGGCTTCCAAGTTTGGTGCTTCATTCTTCATCCTCCCACAAATCAAAGATTGAGCTGCGAGGTGTTGTCTCGTAAATTGGATCATCTTGGCCAGCAGGAATAACCTGTGTCTTGCACCTGTAAGTATCAGCAAGATCTTGTGCTTCTTTGATAGCATCTGGATAGTTGGTGGCAAAAACCTCTAAGGTTCCTGGGTAGCAGCATTTGGCGTAGTACATAGCAAGTAAGCAAGCAAAGTGTAAGGTGGATGGTTGACAGTTTCCGGTACTCTGTCAAACTTCCCTACTGGATCACACAGTCTCCAGCATTTCTTCTAGTGGCTTGTCGCTGTCATAAACTGGACCGTCAAGGTGTGGCGGCAGATCATCGAAGCTGTGGCTTCCATACATTGCCTGCTGCCACCTTGCAGCTCCAAAGTTGCCGCTGCCAAAGTAAGTCTTGGCAATCAACCTTGCAAGCTCATCAAGTACATCCCTGTAGGGATCGCCTGCAATGTCCATCTCTGCACCCATAGGCAAGCAAACATCCTTGCCACCGTGGAACCTTGCAAGTCGCCACACATAGTAGGAACGTGTGTCGTCTGGCCTCTTGGAACGCAAGGTGCGGGGCTTGCGTCCTGTAACCGCCTTCACCAATGGTGCAAGGTCTGGAGCATGGAACCATCCAGCTCCATCGCAAAAGCTGCAAGTTTTCCACTTTGTTGGCACATGCCTGCGAGTTCCATCCTCCAACGTGTAACTAAAGCCATCGCTCAGTGTATGCCCTGCACCTTTGCATTTAGTACAGGCCATCAAAGGTTCAACTGGAACTGGCGCAGTTGCAAGTCCTTGGCACAATGGTTTAGCCTGTGGCTTTACTGCCCTAGCGGGTTCAGGTGGCTCAAAGTAATTTGGAAGCTCTTTGTAGTAAACCAAGTCGCTCATGGCAGAAAGTGTAGGATTTGCGCAACAGTTTCCGGTACTCTGTCAAACTTGCAAGGTGTGATCAAGTCCAGCCAGTTTCCGGTGTCCAGACTGTATAGCCAGACCTATCAGAAACCCACTTCCAGTAATCAGTCTCTAAAGTTCGACCATTAAGCAAGCAAGCCCTGTGGACTAAACGTGTAAAGATTGGGTGGCCATCTTCACGGCTGCCCCACTTGGCTTCAAGCTCGTCAGGGGTTAAGGTGTAAGCCATCACTCCTCCGTGTAACCAATAAACCACGGATTGCTGTTGTCGCGTCCGTACCTGTCAAGTCTCGCCCTATTGGTGCAAGTACTTGAACTGGAATCAGAATGTTTGCAAATTGTCTGCGCTTCTTCCAAGGTTAAACCGCGCTTAAGTGTACGGTTGTTGCCATTGAAGCGGAAAAGAACTGTCTTGTAAGTAGTCACAGCGAAGTAGCGAGTGGATGGTTGAAAGTTGAAACTCAGTAATACTGGGCTCCGATGAACCGAAGTCCGATATAGCCATTGCCCGTGTAACCTGCAACTTGTCCTTGTCGGATCCAGTAAGCCTCAAAGCCACCGGCCGAAGTATTGGTGTCCAGCCTGTGAGCTTCAAGGATCAGGCTCATGGCGTTTGCTTCCATAGCATCAATCGTTGGAAGTCCAAACTCTCCATTCATGTAGGGTCCACCCCACTTCCAATCAACTGCTGCCATCATCTTCTGAACTTTAACAAAGTCAAAGTTGCTGACCAACCTGCAAGCATGAGAGTAGATGCTGTTCATGTGTAAGGCGTGAGGTGTAAGGTGTGAACTTGGCCGGGGCTCAGCCTATAACTTCCCCGACCTGATCCATAATACCACAGAATCTTGCAGAAGTCAAGCCCAAGGTCCTGCAAGGTTAGCACGCTGTAACAGTAAGGTTGCCCCCGGTTTTGCCTGCAAGGTTGCCGAAGGCACCCGCAAGCTGGCAGACTAATCAAAATGCGATAGTGAACTTACAACCTTTAACCTGTAACTTTTCTGCTAATTTTTTCTTCAACTTTGATTTCTCCCTCCCAAGAGTTAACAATTACAATTGCAAGTGCAAAGTTTATCTTGCGATCAAAAATCAATCTACGATTACTGTCTGCGCAGCGGTAGGTAAACTTATCCTCGATTGAACTGGAATCTACATTGTGGATAATAGAAAATGTAAGCTGAGTCCTCTTGTCATAAGCTGTAGCCTTGTGGATAGAACGTAGCCACTGAAAGCTCTTAGGTTCATTCATTGTAGTTGATTCCATACCATTGATGCCAAGCTTTTGATTTTTTGATTTGAGCAAGCATTGTATCACACAGAGTCTTTGCCTTTTTGTGTGTAAGCTCCCTAGGCTCACTATTGAAATTCTCGGCTCCAAAATACCTTACAGCATCCATGTATGCAAGTGCACGCTCTACGGGGCAACCTGAAAGAAAGCTGTCCAGCAGGGCATAGTATGGCCTGCCCGAATAGTCGGCAATAGCCTGTAAGTTCTTGACATCACCGAACCACGCTGGCAGCTCTGGATGAAACTTGTTATCTGACAGGCCGTGGAAGCCATCTTCAGCCTTGATTCTGATAAGTGGCTCCAGCTCGATAGAAGTTAGCTCGTACTTGTAGTTGTCATCAACGTCCAAGATCAGAAGCTCAGGATCGTAAACTCCAGTCCTGTCAACTAGGACGAAGCCGCCTCCGTCCTCCATTGGATCAACGTCTCCAATGTTTTCAATGCACCAGTAGCTTGGCTGTTTTGTTTTCATGGTTCAGTCTGCAAAAAGTTCAGCCTGGGTGGTTACTGGGTAATGAAAGATGCAATCTACAACGTTACAAGGAAGCACGCCGTAGCCTCTCGCATCGTGGAAAGAATCAAAGTAAGGCTCTTCACTGACAACCTCCACGGTTGCATCTTTAACCTCGTATTCACAGAAACCTTTGTAGGCTCTGTAATCTTTCGGATCATCGTAGTAATCAAACGATGTTTCATCACCGTTGATGATTGCCGATAGCCAGTGAGCTGGCACAGTGTATTCAATAGAGTTGAAGTTCATGGCTGATGATCGTCAGTCTGGCTGTAAATGATGCCTTTCATCAGAGAAGTTGTAGACTCGTCTGTATGCAAAAGCTCCCTCCTTTTAGCGTCAATGTCCTCAAAGCCATCAATAAACTCATCAAAAGCATCGTCAAAGTCTTCAATGTCACTCTCAAAAGAGTTTGAGATGCAAACGTTAAAGTAATGGGTGTAGCGTGCCATGTTTGTGTTGAGCGAAGTGTTAGAAATTAAACTTTGCAAGCCTAAGTGCAAAGTGCAAGCTGTTTGGGATAGCCAGAAACAATGTGCTCTGCCTCTGACTTGCAGTTGTTAAACCCATAAAATCCCCAGCAAGAATCAATGATTTCACCATCTGGAGCTTCAATGATGTAGCCCCAAACATCACCACGCAAGTATTGATCGTAGACTTCAACCTCTCCTTTCAGTCCAGCCTCAAGATCGCCATACTCCTTGCTTTCGCTTTCAACGTAAATAAATCCAACTTGGCCACTGTCCCATGGGCAACCAAAAGGTCCAGTGCTTATTGACAAGCCACTATGGTCATACAGGTAAAGTGGCAGAACAACAAAGTGCTTGTCAATGTAAGCCTGTAAGTCCTTTTCTTTGATGTCGTCAGGAACCCACTTACGATGCAACTTGTATTCTCGTTCCCACATCATTTTATGTAGATACTCGCTGAGGGAGCATGTGGGCTGCTCATCTCCAAGGTCGTAACGTCTGTGCCAGCAAACCATCTTGCCAACATTGTCGTAATCAGTTCTTGGATTAAAATAGCTGTCGTCTTGCTCAATCTTGATGGTGTAATCATCAATCTCAAATGTTTCAGACATGTGTTTCAGGAGTAAAATGGATTGTCCCAAGACTGAACTTGTTGATCTGTAATCTTGCCTTCACAGTGCAAGATATCAATGAAGATGCACCATGCTTCAGCGGCTTCGGGCCTGTCTTTAAGATCAAACCTGAAGCGTTCGGCAAACAAAGTCTTGGCTTTCTGGAATGTCATTGCGAGTCCTCGCTAAACCACTTGTAAAGTATTCGTGTAAGCTCAGAGATTCTTCCAGTATGCTCTTCCCTTTCAATCAACGTATAAGCTTTACCAGGAAACACCGCAATCCAAGCATGTTCAGCAAGAACAAGGAAAGAAGAAGGACTAAACTCTGGCCACCAGCTTGAATCAATTCCATTATCAACTGCAATCTTGCTGGCATAAAACTCAGAAGGTGTCAGTTTTTTGGCTGAATCAATAAACTCTAGGAAAGTCATCAGTTGTAATCAGTAACGACAAGAACGTAGTAGTAGCCTTCATGGTCTGCCCCACGGGCTGCAACCTTGAAGTCAGCAATAAAGCCACCGGATGCTTTGCCGGTAAATCTCTCAATCCAAGCCGTAAGTGCCTCCATTGGATCTTTGGTTTGGAGTCGCAATCTCCAAGCTGTCTGGCTGTCACGTTTGTGAACTGCGGTGCAAACTCGATTGCCATTGCCATCAAGCTTCTGAGTGACCTTGACGCAGATTCCGGTTTCCATAGCCTGTAATGCGTGCTCCATCTCAAAGTCAAGCTCGATGTCGTCAACCTGAAACTTCATAGTCTGTAACCTGTAAAGTTAGGACAAGCTGAGGCTGTAACTTCCCCAGCGCACCTATTATACCATGGCAGCCTGCTTTTAGCAAGTCGAAAGTTCTGCAAAGTTAGCAGACTGTAACGGTAATTTTTGGGGGCTTTTGTAAGGTTTGGCGGGGGCTGGGTGCAAACTCACTCCACAACAGGAGCTTGCAACCTTTTGACTTCCAGCTTCTCTTCCATGATCTTAACAAGCTCACAGGTGGAAAGTCCATTCAATAACTTAGAGCTAAGGCTGCTAGCAGCAACACGCTTCAAGGCGTCAGCTTTACTTCCAGGTGCAATCCCCCAATCAAGAATCTCTCCTTTGCTGCCTAACGTCATTAAGGTAGTCTTACATCTTTGTGTAATCTCATAAGCTACAAAGTGTAACTGAATCCATTCATGCAAAGCTGTTTCAGTAATCTCATATCTTGCATCGTCCATCTTGTAATCTGGAATCTTTGATTCCCACCCTTGCTTCAGCTCAACTGGCTGAATCTCTTTAATTTTTGTCTTGTTCCTGCTAGCGAACCAAGTAAGAACATCTACCTTCTTTGAATAATTTGTCCACTCAAAGATCCCAGGTGCAATAAACGCAACCTTGCGGCCATTGGCACTAAGATTGCAAGTATGCCCGCCTTCGCAACGGCGAACACTTTTAACTTCAAGTAGTAAATTTTGCATCAATGAACAAGGTCGATGTACTCGGGAAGAAATTCAGTCCTAATATTGGAACCATCACTCCAAGCAACAAGCGGAGTATGGTGCCAAGTACCAAGCCACAAAGTAGCAACTTTTGAAACCTTGTCTTCATCCTTCCATGGATAAAAGACAATAACTACAGACTCTCCAATGGAAGCTCCCTTGCGGAACTTCAGTTCTGTAAACTCAATCGCATTAAGTGCATTGAATTTGCGATCTGTTCTCCAGTTGTAGTTGCAATAAGCTTCGGTACTGTCTACTAAACATTGAACGTCAAACTGTGTAAGTCTTGGTGCTGCATAAAAGCTTTCATCATCATTCGGCTTGTAACCTGCTGGAACATAGATACTCTCAGCCTGCATAAACGCAAGGCGCTCCTTGTTTCCAAGGTAGCTCTTTGTAGACTGCAATCTTTCGATTGTCTCTTTTCTTGTAAACCGATATGGATTCCTTGGTTTTCCCATGTCTCAAGCTATAAGGCAGAAATCGCCAGCAAGGCGGCTTTGATGTCGAAAGTTGTTAGTCCCTCGCCAGCAGGGTAGGATGTGTCTCCTTAGAGCTGCTGGCAGGGTCTGGCAACGTCCCTGGTTCAACGTAGGAGACCATCAGCACCGATCTGCCACGAGCATCGGCCATTCCGCAATCTGTGATGTGCAGCAAGCCGCGCTTCTCAAGAGAGCGAGCAACCTTTACCGTTTCAGCGTCAGAAGCAATATAGTGTAGTCCAGGATAACGCTTGCAAAAATCAAGCATGTGCTGTTGCAGGTAGCCAATAGGACGGTTCATTTTCTAGCTAGAGATGCAAGGATGTTTAAGCAGCCTTCAGATTTTAGCCTCATGGCTTGCTCATGTAGCCAGCTATAGTCATCGGCTTCAAGCTTTCCATGCTGGATGTTGTTTTTGTCATCTCGATACAACCAGGTAAGCTGCCAACGTTTAGTCATTGTTGTTATTTAAGCAAAGGTCAGTCATTTAGATTGGGTGGGAAAGAGTTTGCAGATAGCATCACACAATACCTTGACAAGTTCAGGGTCGTGTGTGATGCCATACTCTTGGAAGTATTCATCAACAATACAGTCGATGTCTTCCATGAGTTGCTCACGAGCAGACAACATTTCGAGTTGATCCATCATCTGCGGAGTGGTGAATTGAAGTAACGAGTGAAACATAGCACGTTGTTGTTATTTAATAGTAAAATTGATACATCATAATGGCTGCAACTTGTTCTGCGTCGCCTTTATTAAGTGCAGCAATAAGATCTAAGCATCGCTGTGGCGTTGTCCAAGGTTTAGGCTTGCCCGATGTCGGATTTAATGGTTTTGGATTAGCCCGTCTGTACTCAGCCCAGCAATCTTCGTCTAAAAGCTTTTTGGCTTTGGCATACATTGTATCGGAAATCATCATTCAGCCTCAATAAAGTTTATGCGCTCAAAGTGAGTAGTAAGTATGACATCAATGTCAATGATGTCACCTTTTCTGTCAAGATACTGGGTGCCACCGCTGGAGCCAGTACGACTATCTAGGCAGTTCCAGTTAACTGTCATAAAGTATGACGATTGCAGCATTGCAAGATGCGATGTCAGAAAGTCGAAAACATCACTTGCATAGTTGTCGCTATTCTCTGTGTCATAGCTAATAGTAAGCTTTGACCCCAAGTAGCTGTAGCCGAAAATGCAATTGATCTTAAGGTAGCTACTGATAGCATTTACCACATCATCTGAATCCATGTTATCATCATCCAAGCTTTCTGGTGTCTCATCGGGATGATTCACTAGGTAGTCGTAAATAGATAATGCAAGCTCCTCAGCAGACTTAAAGCCTTCAATTTTGCAAGTAGCTGTAGCCGAAAATGCAGTGTAAGACATAATACCTCAGCGTGTAAAATTAGCCAAACTCAAGGTAAACTTTGCCATTTCGACCATGATCTACATGGTTGGTGAAGCAATGAATCTCCTTCTCTTGATGTGCAAGTTCAGTGAGGATTCTGCCAACTTCAGGCTCCCAGTCAAACTCTTCCCAGAAGCCGCAACCATGACCATTCACAGTCAGGATGTAGTCATGCTCAAGGTAAAAGCCACCAGAAGCAGAGCCTGTATAGAAGTCATCAATGAAAACCCAATCAGAGCCTTTGACCTTGGTGATCTCAGCCTCGGCTTTATCGACAAAAGCCTGGAAGTTCTGGTGCAGTTTGCTCAATGATTCAGTGTCAATGTCGTGAACTGAATACTCATCAAGCGAAGTGTCATCATCTGGTGCATCAATATCAGATGAGGACCAGAGCAAAGTTTCTGCAAGCTGTTGAAGTGATGGATTCATAGTTCAGACTGCTTGGTAGGATTGAAGCTCATAGATACGACCTTCAATCTCGTTTATGAGATCTTTGGCAATATCCTTGCAGTTGCTGCGGCTAAACAGCGAAGTCGTAAACCATTCGGGATGCCCGTAAGCTCCACCAGTGAAGCTGTTGTCTCCAGTTTGGAAGCTCCAGGTAATGCAGCTTTCGTCAAAGTCGAAGGTGCAGCCAATAGTCACGTAAACGTAAGGAACAGGATCGCTCGGATCAAAGTCATAGAAGTCTTGACGCAAGGCAGGCCAGTCTTCATTCTTTTTAATAGCAACAAGTAACCCATAAAGCTCTTGGCGCAAGCTCGGAAGTTGCTTGAGCAACTTTTGCACTGCTGGCGAAGTGTCGCAAACTGTAGCTGGCATAGCCTGTAAAGTGTAGGGTTGACAGCCGGTTTGCCTGTAAGCTCCCCGACAGATCCACAATACCATGCCAGCCCCAGATATGCAAGCGAACAGCTCTGATAAGTTAGCTGACTGTAACAGTAAAGTAGGCGAGCCGCTTGCCAGCAAAGTTCCCGCCCAATCCCACAACTTTTAATCGTACCTCGCAATGTTGCGCGATAGTGAATATGCAATCTTTAAGCTTTATCTTGGCACAATGGAATCACCACAGTGGTCACACTTTAATGTGTAAGGTGTTTTGTTTACATTGTCAGCTTTAATAAACCAAAGCGAATCAAGTGCAAATCTTTTTCGCTCTGTTCCGCAACATTTACTGCAAATCTTAAAACCTCCAACAGTGTAAACGTATCTAAACTTTTGATTGCTTGCGAACGTGATCTCGGCAAGCCTTAGGCTTTGGGATGCAACCGTCATCAATGTTTTCTTTAATTTGTTTGTAGAGCTTTTTAATCCGCGTTTGACATTCTTCCCAATCGCTTCTTCTAGGTGGAGAGCCTCCATCCCACAACATTGAAATAAAGTGTGGACCAGCTTTGTAAAAAAATTTTAGTGCTACAAGTAAAAGTCGCTTCTCAAAGTTAGTAAATTCCATCTTACGATGCAATGACTTGAATAGTCGTGCACAGCTCCTCTAAAGTGCCATTGTTTTCAACTACAAAATCCCATTCGTGAAAATCTCGCAAAAGAACGTCCGATGAATGGCTATCTTCCCTAAAAGTATTGCGCACAATTTTAACTAACTTAAAATCGTAATAGCGAAGCAATCTTAGTTCATTCGGAAACCTAACATCATCAATGCAAATTAAAGTTTGTGCATGAATGATCTTTTGTTCAGCAATTCTTACCCATATATCAGGATCAATGAGATTCCGTCCCCACTCAGTTCCAAGTGTTCTGGCAAGGTGCCTGTAGCTAGCGCCAAGAACTTCAATGTTTTGTTCTTTGCCTTCATTCAAAAACCAATGAATTTCATTGTAAGAATATCCACTAGAGTGAAGCAATCTCTCAATCATAAATCTGAGAGGATCTGCAAATGAGATCTTCATGTAATCAAAGTTGTCTACCAAGAATTTTGCAGCAGTGCTCTTGCCTTGCTGGGGTGTAGACGACCAAAAAGCAATGTTTCTCATTGTTAAGTCGCTTCGTATATGTAGAAGTTAATTGCAAAGTCTGACTCTTGCACTGGTCTAGTGCTCGAATAGAAAAACGGATCAAACCAAGTGTTTTCTATCTCAGTGCAAGCATCAAGATAGTCTTGGTCGATGTTATCTACGCATTTCAAGCTGGCAGCTTGAATGGGCAAATCTAAGTTCTTGAGTTTAGCTTCAGCTAACCTAAGCCAAAACAGCAACTTGCTACCAAGCGTGGTGAATGGCCCTTTCTTGCAGGTCTCCCAGGCCCAGCCAGAAACCATGTTCTGTCTTTGAGTTTGGCAAAAAACCTGCCAAGCAAAAATACCGTGCTCCATGCCAACAGCTTCCTGGACGGGTTCAAGCTCCCAATCCAGTTCTCTGGGGCAATCAAGCTTCCAGTTGTCGTATCCTTGTATCATGGCGTGAATGTGGCCTTGTAGTTGAGCAGACCCATCCTACCACTCACCCTGTTGGATGCAAGACAAGAAAACCGCTCCAGGGCCAGCCAACTCTTTTGCACACTTAATAGCCGCAGAAAGACTGGAGGCAACAACGTTAAAAGTTGCATGGCCAAAGGTCACTGAATAGCTTTTCATTAAAGAGACTGCGCTTTTCTGATACATTCAGCAATTAAACGAGATTTTTGCTTTCGACAAACTTCAACAGACAGGTTGTCAAGCTTGCCGATAGCGATTACCTCAAGCAAGTGATTTACCTTGACGCACCTCAGGTTAAGGCACCTGTCCATAGAAGAGAAGAAGCCGTAGTACCAACGAAATTTGCCAAGATTGTTTACAGGCCCCAGCAAAGTTGTATGCGGTCCCTGCTTTGCTGGCCAATTCAATCCTTTGACTTGAATTACAGTGTCCATTGACGATTCCTCAATTCATTCCTGCAGGCTTTGACGAGCTGAGCATTGTGGCCATGGCCAGCAGCATGGTACTTCAAATCACAAGTTGAAAGTAACTTTGCTTTCTGACGATGAAATTTCCATTGCTGGCTGCGCAGTTGAAGCCGATTGCATTGCTCAATAATCCAGTCAATCATGGGGAAAATTTTTTGTCGAATTGAGTTTTTGATGGCTAATTTTGCCAGAATTGACGAGTGATGCCCGGATGCGCTCCGGGCGGGCGGTGGTGGGGTCAGGCAGCGGCCAGGGCCTCCTCCTCTGGCATGAGACGGCCTAGCTCGCGCCAAGCGTCCTCATGGGTGCCACAGGGCGCGTGCCAGCCCTCCAGGCCCACAGGAGAGTCTTCCTCCTGCAGCTCTTCCCAGCCAGCCTGGTGGCGAATCTTTTCGATCTCCAGCAGACGCCAGTAGGCATTGGCCCAGCCCAGGAACTGGGCATCGCTCCAGTAACAGAGGCCTCGGTCAAAGCCGGGAAGATGCACCCAGTAGGTCTGCTCGCCTAGGCCAGTAACATGCGAACGAGGTTGATAGCCCGCAGCTTCGCAAGCTGCAAGCGCTTGATCAACAGTGTTGAAAGTCATTGGTTCAGCCTTTAGGAAATTCGGTGTACTCTTTAACGTAGTGAGGGAAAGCGTCAAGAAGTATCTTGTAATTTTTTGGATCTGCGGCGACCATGGCATCAGCAAGTTTCGATATGAAATTGCCGCCATACCGACGCATATTGTCCACAAGGGGGAATTTAGGTGTCATAGCAGTGAATGGATGTAGCGCTGTCTTGCAGCTTATCAATCTTATAGAGCGGACTGGGCATCTGTCAAGCTTTGCCGTCCAGCAGAGATACGAGTCATCAGTTTTCAGTTCCAACCCATTGGGTTTCCCATTGGGGATAGGCCTTCCCAGTTGGCTGTATGCCACAATCCGTCCACTTAAGCTGCTTAACAAATGCAAGGTCCAGCATTTCATCGAAACTGGAAGGAATCATCTTTCCACCATAGGGTGCGTCTTTGTTAATCATTACATAATACTTGTATTTTGTTGGGTTGTACTTGTTTCTGAATTTTACGAAATAATCTTGGCACCGAATAAAAAAAGCTTCAAATGCGCTAAGCTTTTTTTCTTGTGCTGCTTGAATGTAGTATTCACGAGCGCCTAGTCTGCAGAAAGTTTCAATAAAATGAGAACCCTCTGGCTTGAGAATCCAGATGAAAACATGGTCTTCAGGAACACATGAAAGCGCATACTTGTCGTCAAGCGCAACTGATGTCCAATTTTGTTGAACTTCAGTTTCAGCTTCAATCATCATCTTGTCATGAAAATTGAACAAGTAGTGATCAAAGCGTTCGCGTTCGGCTTGGCTCGGGAGGGGGTCGCTGGTTTGCTGAGGCATGACTGGTTTAAGTGGACCTAGGCATCCTATCAAAACGCTGGGCCTATAGCAAGCCGAATTGGCGATTCATAACAAAACTTATTTTACAGGTCTGGAACAGGCGGTAGCATAAGGCACGGATAGAGACAGCGATCTGCCAGCCGCGACCAGTTATCCAACACACGATACAGCGGCTCGAATGGCTCTGTCATAACATAACCTCCTTTCGAGTAAGGACAAAGCCAATTAGCTACAAGGTTGTCAACGTAAATTCTTGGATACTCGTATCGAGTTCCAATCCAAATTACACCACTATCGACTGGCCTTGTTTTTTCCATGCACCTTACAAAGGGATAGAATGCACCTTCAAGAGCAAACTTGTGAATCGTGTACATTCCACCCCAAGCAAGCTGGGAAAAATTTTTTGCATTTTCAGAAAAATACTCCTCTGACAGGAATTTTAGCTTGCAATATTTTTGAATCTCAAACTCAGAAGCATAGCAATCTTTTATTCTGACAAGCAATGTTCGATCAGGGCACAACGCTTTCTTGCACAATGCAAAACGATTATCGGTTTGGCTTGCGGTAAACATCGGCCAACCATGCTTATTGATTTTTTCGTGATACCTTACAGCTCTTGCCATGGTTTTGCTTCTTTGAAAGGGTATCGCTCTTGATATTCTTTTATTTCCTTAATGTTGTAAGTAGCTACAATAGTTCTCAAAAGATAACTATTGAGTCCCGTTGAATATTTTGCAGGGTCCAGCAGGTTAAGCCAGTCCAACATTTCTTTTGATTTCTTGGCACATAAAGACCAGTATCTCCGAAGAGAAGCCGCTTCCTGAGGCGCAACAGTTTTTGCAACCATGCCGGAGTAAGGACATATAAACTCAGAGACACCTGGAGCGCCATACCCTCTTACGCAGTAAAGTTTATACCATTTGTATTTAGCCCTGCTGGAAGCTTTTTTGATTTGAATAGATAACTTCATTTTTATATTATAGATTGCTCTGTGTTTCCAGTGATGAGTGCCAATCCAGGGTGATTTCGGTGCTGGCTGGTCAGGCGGGACAATAGTGATTTTGAACGGAAATCGCTTCTTTCCCTTTACTGTCCTCGCCACCTTGCAGAAAACATCGACGAGCAATAGGATACCGCTTATGAGGTCGTCTTCTTACCAATTCACGATCCTTCGAGGCGGGGATACCCCTGTCCTAGGAGTTTTGCGCGATTGGCGGGGAGGCAACGAAACTGCTCTTCAGCACCTAGAGAAAGCCTACCCAGATTGGACTCAAATCACAATCCAAAGAATCAATGGGCCTGCCACTAAGTCAGCCAGACGAAGAAGAAATTTTAGGCGCTTACAAAAAAACAGAACTAGCCATCAATCAGTGTGTAGCATCATTCGAGGCTCTTGTAGCCGTACTTGAGCAAAAAATTGCCTGCCTAGACGAAAGCTCAAAAAAAGAGCTAGGGAACTCTTTTGCTATGATCGGCTCTAGTATGTTTCGGCTTGGCGTTCTTCGCTATAAAGTAGAAAAAGCCGGCCTGCATGAAAGAAAGTTTCGAGCTAGGAGTTCCACTCCTCTACCGCCTTAGAAATTGCTTTTTTATACGAAACTCTTTTGATAACAAGCGCAGTCATCCGCAAAGAAACCACCAGCTTCAGGGAAGCCCATACCACACTTGCCATGTTCCCAATGATTACAGCTAATGCAATTAAGCCGTGGCTCTTTCGCAATCGCTGAATCATCGCCCAGCAGAATAGTGCAAATTTTATCGACGGCCTGTAATTGTTTATATCGCAACTGAGAGATTTCGTATGTGGTCTCACGGTTTCCGCAGCTCAAGCAATGCTTGCGCCTGCGTATCGCGTTGTTGTTAAATCGTGTTTCAATGACTCGCAATTCTTTAGCGCCGCAGTTCAAGCAGGTGAACGGGAGGTGATCTCGGGCGATGTCGATGGGCCTCCGTTCACAGGACATTTTGAGGCACTCCATTTGCGAGTCAACGGCAAATCTAGCGTCAAAGTCTATTTCGCTATTGATGGCAGTTATTGTCAACAACATACTTGGCTGCTGCCGATGTATCTGCATCACGGCCAGACGCTGGACGGCTCGCATCAAAGCTGTAGTCAACTGCCGCCTTTCTGGCTGGAGCAGCATCAACATTCATTTTGCGCAACTCGCAAAATCGCTGACCATACATGACTGGATCAATAGATTGAGCCATAGATGGCGCTGAAAGCATTAGCAGAATTACAATAAGTTTCATTTGATTTCAGGTAATTTAAGATTAGTTTGTGTGTGCTGGGTTTTTCTTAAGGCGCTGGAGATTTGATCCAAACGATCTTCCAGTTCGCCCAGATAGTTAAACAATCGTTCATAAACTAAGCCTTCGTTTTTCATTAGTCGCTTAGCTACGCGCTTGCCTGGATCAGTCAAATTTACTGAATCGAGTACGCGCTGTTTTGCTGATTTGAATAGTCTCATGGTTGACTAAAATAAGTCAGTTAAATCAGGCTTTTTGTAGTTCGGTCCTTTCATGACTTTGCCAGAAGCATTGTAAATGGGCTTGCCATTGTCATCTAGTTTGCTCATGTTAGAAGCATGAACCCTGTCAAGAGCTGCTTCAAGGTCAACGTTCAAAAAAGCCGCCATTTGATAGCAAACATAAACTAAGTCCGCAAGCTCCTTGAGAGCATGGGCCTTTGCTGCCCTGCTGGGCACAGCCGTCCACTCTTCAATGGCTTCTTTGAACTCATCAGCTTCTTCTTGAATTAAGCCAAGCTGCATACTAAGCCTGGAAATATCTTCAAACTTAATCGCAGCCTCTGGATGAAGACTGGGTTGTGCAAATTTACGGCGAAATTCCAGCGCTTGAGAAAGATGTGTCATAGCAAAAGGAAAAGAAAAGCCCCGTGTAATCCGGGGCTAATTAACAAAAGCCAGCAAAAATCAAAGATCTAGTTCGCTGTCCTCATCCGTTTCGTCAAAGTCAAGGTCAAGCTCTTCAGAGGAGACGTACTCGTCAGGATCAGCCGCAAAGATAGTGATTTTGCCTTTTTCGGCTTCAATGCGGACGCGGGAATCAAGCTCGGCGCCAAATGGGAAGCCGGCGATCGTGGTGTAGCGGCCACCAACAACAATGTTACCAGTCTTGCCAATCTTGATGATCGGTTGACGATTGCTGCGACGATTGCTGCGAATCGGAGGAGCAAGGTTGGTGCCTTGAGCTGCCAGCAACGCTTGCATGTAAGCAAACGTATCAGAGGTAGCCACTCGAACTTCCACTTCACCAGTGGCAGTTGTGGTGAACTCTGAATAGTAGCCACAGGCATGGGCAACCTTGTCGATAGGCGCTCCCTCCATTTCGGAAGTGATTTTCAGCAGCATCTCGGGAGAGACGGGCGTTCCCTTCTTACTGGTTGTAGCAGGCGCTTTTTTCTCGGTAACTTCAGGCATTGGATCGGGGGTGACAGTGGGTTCAGCCGCTTCAGCGGTGTTCTTTCGGCGGGGCAACGTGAAAACTCGTTGACGACTGGCCCATCGTAGCTTGAAATCTCCAAATGCGCAAGCCAACCGGCTCACTTTTCTTAAAGAGGCCACCAGGGGCGTAAATACAGGAATGAAACCTGCTGGTCGGTTGGAGCTGACTGCCACCATTGGACCCCACCAGGAACACGAGAGCACTTGTCGTCTACTAGAACATTCGCTTTTACAGCGGCGTCAAGCACGGCACCTTGCAAGTTGTCAACATCTGATCTGCCATGACCATGAAATTCAAAGCCAGCAAGAGCGTACTCAAGGGGCGGCGACCCAGCCCATTGCAGCGTCAGCGATGCCTGGGCGGCCTTGAGCCAGGCCCTGTACTTCGCTGAGGTAAACGACCTGCCCATACCCTGTCTGGGGCGTTCCTTGGGCTGTAGAGGGCCATCGAGACGAAGCGTGATCCAGTCATTCGTCCCATCCGGCCCCGGCTGCAGAAGAATCATCATCATGTTCTGGATTCCCTGACCCTGATAGATTCTCACTTTCACAGCGACGAACGAGTTTTAATGCTAACAGCTTGGCCTTGCCATAGCCAAGCCTCGCGTACAAGCTATCTGAAAGCTGATCAAGCTGGAAATCCGTAGGGTTCTGATAGGTCTTGATAGGCTTCAGAATTGCCTGTTTTTCTTCAAAACCCTCTCCGTAGTAACAAGCTTGGACTGTCTTATACTTTCTGTCCCAGCCAATATCGTTGAGAAGGCTGGGCTCTGTCTTGTAAATAAATCGCGCCCATCTGTAGGATAAAATTTTTGTTTTCTTGGGTAGCTTTTTATTATAGTAGATCATATACATTATGCGACGAAACTCGAAGTAATCCTGAGGAAACTGAAATTCAGGATCTTGCTCTCTGAGCCATTTAATAAATTGATGTGCGTATTTACTCTTTGACTTTTCCTTGAGAGAAGACTTTACAACATTTGCCGTGAATCCATTTAGATCTTTAATTCCTAACCCATAGTAAACGCTTTGGAGAAAGTCTTTAATACCCTTTAACTCAATTTCTTTGTTCTTTAGAGTTGTATATTTAAGATACACTTTTGCTTCGGCAATCTGAAGCATTGCCATAAAAAAAGGCTCCGAATCTTGGCCCGCCATGACGGTGCCAAGATGAAGCCTTGCCTGTTCAATTAGCATCGCCCCGTAATGGGGATCGCTTTTATTTAACATTGCTAGGGGACTTACTGGCGATCACCCTTGATGATGCCACAGCGAGCATGGATACTCAGGAACCACATCATCTCAATCAAGACTCCAGACTCTAAGCGCTTCTGGCCAGAACGAAGCTGGAAATTACCGCACGGCCCGAGCAGTAATCCTGTCAGCGCTAAGGAGAGGGTGACATTGGCTGCTATGTAAGCCGATGCCATGCCCCTGTTTGCTAGAAGGGCAGCTCTTCCTCTTCTACTGGGGCTGCTGGGCGGGACTTGGCGGCTGGTTTGCGAGCCCCACTATTAGGGCTGCCACCGCCGGAAGCGTTCCCAAAGGCAGCTCCTTCTTTTTTGGAGCCCAAAAAAGTGAAACTTTGGCACCTCAAAACCATTTTGCTTTTCTGTTCGCCATCCTTTTCCCATGTTTCCTGCTGAAGCTCTCCACTAACAATTAGCTGAGAACCTTTGCGAACATAGTCAGCAATGGTCTGTGCTGGCTTGCCCCACACCTTGACGGACACCCACATGGTTTCACCTTTGTAGTCTTCAACAGCAATGCTGAAATTAGCAACAGTTTTGCCATCGTCAAAATAACGAAGCTCAGGATCTCTCCCAACATTGCCGCTGAAGGTGCAGTTATTAAAAGATGCCATTTGTTGTAAAGAAGTTGTGGTTGAGATTAGAACTCTGGTCCATCATCGTCTGCAAAGTCAAGAATGTCAAGCCTTTCCTCAAGATTGGCAGTCGGAAGGCTGGGGCGGAATCGCGCTTCACCAGCCATTTTTGGCGGAAGGGTGTAACAAGCATCCTTCAGGTAAATTTGACAGTATTTGCCGCCACCAGCTTCCTTCCGCCTTTCACTAATTGAAGTCACACAGCCAAACATTGTTATATAATCGCCATTGTTAATGTATTCTTCAATTGGCCTAATTTTTCTGCCATAAAATCTTGAAGATACATAATGAACCTCCTTGCCAGCAGTAGCAACGCGGAGGGTTATTTCGGTGTACCTCCCATAATTACCTTCCTTGATGGACGGCTGTTCCGTAACGTAACCGTCAAAACTCGCTGAAATCATTGAGTGACTCGCTTTGATTTAATTTTGCCAATGGCCTGGGGAAGACGGAGTTTTCAAGTTCTTTGTAAACACCAAACCTTTCGATAAACTCGTTAACGCCTTCTCTGATCTCCTCGATTGACATTAAGTGCAAAAATGGTTCGCACCAGTCATAGCAGATACAAATCGCAGCCTGCTCAATAGGCGGAAAATCATCACCAGCAAGTTCAATGTTGTGGCCAAGGACGTAAGAAGCAAGCTGCACCTTTGCCTCTGAATAGCGACTGATCGGACGAGGTTTTTTCTGAACGCCTTTCTCAAGGCAGGACCTTGCGCTTTTCCAATCAAAAACCGTGTATTTTCCCTCAAACCAACATCGATTATCTGGAGTGCCAGCAAATCCATGGCGACAATAAATAGGCTGTTCAACTATGAAACTGCTTTGCTCAAGGCCAGGCCATAAAGAGTCTGGTCCATTTTGCGTTTTGATTTCTTCAAGAAGAGGCATGAGATAATTGAGATAGCCAGGAATGTTATGCGACATCAATTCTTCAACTGAAGGCGCTTCAGCTGAATGAACATACTGATCTCCAAGCAAGCACATCTCAATTTCAGCGTGAATTAGAGTTCCACGCTTTTGCCCTCTTGCAAGGATTTCTGGCGCATCTGGCTCATTATTCTGCCACCAAGTCAGACTCTTGTGTTTGTCTGGATGAAAAAGTGGCATTGTCTCGCCAAGGATTGTCGAAATCCTGGCGTATTCAAGTCCATCTTTTTCGTAAAAATAATGTTCGCCTGGCATTAGCCTATTGCCTCGCTAGCCGCTTTTTGCAAGTCTGCGGTTGATTGCGCTATCTCCTTTGTGACAATTTGAATTACTTGATGGCCTTTGGTATTTTGCCCAAGATTAAGCTTTTCTGCATATTCGGGAGTCAGCTTTTCAAGAAGCTTTGGCCGCAGGGAATCCTTTACATCTTCAAATTCAGTGATCTGAAGAATTGCTTTAAGCGTTTTGATGCCATCGGAGTTGATTCCGACTTGTTCCATTTTAGCTAACAAAGTATCGGCGAACTTTTGAGCCACCTTCTCAGATTGAGAAACTTGCTCAAGATTGAGAGGCTTGTCTTCTACGTTACGTTGTTCTTTGTCATACAAAGCAAGGCCGAACTGGTTGCCGAAGGTCATCAGAGCCCGCTTCATTGCATCAGTTGCGGCCTCCTTGACTGCAGATTCATGCGCTTGGCCAAGATCAACGTCAATGCCATGGCCGGCGCCAACACCTTCCCTTTTGATTCCGTTTACATTTACTCGGATGCTGGCGACATAAGAGACCCCCCAGCCAGCCTTTTGATCCCGACCAATCTTGCGTTCCCGCTCAGAGACACACTTTAGTTCAATGATTTCTTGATCCCAAGAACCAAAGCCAAAGATACGATTAGCCTCGCTAATTGCGTACCAGCCTTCGATATAGGAAAGATTTCTGCCGCTCTGGCTTCTGGTTCTTACGGCTTGGCTAGAAAGAGGTTCTTGCAGCTCCTGGAGCTGCTTGTCGCTAAAAGCTGTTGGGTTCATAGTTGCGGAGCGCTGCTCCGAATTGGTTGACGACCGCCAGTCTATCATGCTGTTGACCTTGCAGCAAGCCTTGTGAGCACGAAAGGGGCCACCAACTTAAACAGAATCTTACGGATTACCGCAAAGCTTCTGTTTGAAAAGGGGGAAGACGCTCCATCAGTGGCGAACCTTCTCCAAGGCTTCGTCAACCCTGGCATGGTCCGGGACTGGTACGAACGGTATTGCGAAGTCAATGGCCTTCCTGGCTCAGTCAACAGCAAAAAAACGCACCGCCGAATGCCGATGCCGCCAATTGATTTCCAAGCGATCGAGATACAAAAATTAGAAGAATTGCTTGAAGTTCCACCAGGGATGGACTTTGGCGACACGCCAGAGCCGGAGTGGTGAGGAAGCGCTAGGCTTTCAAAGCTGGACCGAAGGCAAGAGCCCGGGCCCAGCAGCAAAACCCCTTCAGAAGATTGGATTATGGACGGCGTGCCAAAAATGCCAGCGGATGTTGTTGCGTTGCTCAAGGATATGGCGAAGATTCGTCATACAATTCTCGAAAATGCACCGCAATGCCTACCGCTTCTTGCCCCGGCCTTTGTTGATGCCGAACAACGGATCTACGCTATCTTGAGCCACTGATTCTTTGGCAGCAGTTTTGGCTCGATTCCTGACTCTGACGCTCTGCTTCTCTTTGTTGATCTGCTGCATTTTTTCTTTGAGTCGATCGGCTTCGTAATCAGGCTGCCGATTCCTCATTTTTTGAAGAGTTTCTTGGTAGCCAGGACTTTCAAGTTCTGGAAACTTTTCAAAAATACTGGTCCAGTTAGGCTGCGGCATTACAAGGGATACTTTTCAAAAATAACAGAACTTTTAAGGTCAATGCAACATTGGAGTGTGCCGCACATTCCATGTCTATTTTTGGCAACAGAAATGGCTATCTCATATTCATCTTTTTCCTGGTCATAGTAATTAGGCCTAAGCAGGAACATTACAATATCAGCGTCCTCTTCGATCCTACCAGAAGCGCGAAGGTCTGCCATGTTGGGCATCTTATCGCTTCTGTTTTCCACTCCTCTATTGACTTGGCTTAGCAGAAAAATATCTATGCCGATGTTTGTGGCAAGTTTTTTCAAAGCTCTCGTAACATTACCTATATTAGAAGCCTCCGTATTCTGAGCATCGCCAGAACAGCCTTCTACAAGTTGCAAGTAATCAATGAAAACAGCGGAAAGATTTTTCCTGGTTTTTGCAAGAAGCCTGATCTTAGCGGAAATTGTGTCGATAGCTTCAGATGTATCAAAAATATGCAATCTTTTTACTAACTGAGAATCAGAATAGCTTTCAAGCCTTGCCCTCTGAGCAGATGTATAAGTTCTGAGCCTAAGGTTGTTAGAGCGAATGGGATCGACAAGTTGTTTCTGATAGCTCAAATTCATATAATCAAGACATGCAATGGATTTATATTGCACTTGCTTTTTCGACATCTCTAAACTAAAAAAAGCAGCATCGCAGTAAGTGTCGGCCAGCACGGTTGCAAGGTGAATTGCAAATGTACTTTTTCCCATCCCAGGCCTTGCAGCTATCACCACCAACCGACCTGAATATGGTGAATTCCTTTTTGCAACACCACCTTGTATCGCTCCATCAAGTACATTGATACCAGTGGGAATTGCAATATCTCCGGGCAGTGGCGAAAGTGCCTCATTGAGAGATGACTGCCAATCGTCGTCCCTTTTATCAAAAGTTGAAGCGTTAAACCATATCTCTTGCTGACTTTCTATTAAAGAAGGAATATCTTCTTCAAAGACTTTTTGATCTGGAACGCCAGCAAGGATGGTAATTATTTTCTCTGCATTGATCTTAAGGCTTGCTCTTGCAAGCTTAACCCTCCAGAGAGGTATAACAGAATAGAAAGATTCAATGCTAAAAAACATCGAAGGAGACTTTGCGACTTCTTCAACATGTTCACTTTCATCTTGATAGCCCATTGACAGAAGCAATTTTTCTGCCATCACAGAAATGCTTCCAGGTACTATTAAAGATGACTTGACCGAATCAAGTGCAATTTTCTTTATTATATGAAAAAGCGCTTTCTTGTGTGTTTCGGCAAACCATTCTTGATCTACTTGAGTTACAAGTTCACATAGCCCTGCTGGAGATCCTTGTTCATTTTCAAGATAAAAAATACAAGACGAAAGAAATGAGTCTTCTATCTCATTAGTATCCCAAGTATTCATCTGGGATACGATTGCAGAAATCTCTTCGCTCATTTAATTCAAAGTGTAGATGATAGGCGACATTACTGGTCTGCCTTGATTTAATGTTTTAGTTGCTATGCCGTTTTCTTTTGCAAGTTTCTCAATAGTATCCTTGTGTCCAGCAAACCCAAGTGATTGCCAATTTCTTTCGGAAACATATTCGCAATAAAATTCAAGAACTCCAGCATCCCTTGCATACTCAAGAGCACGCATGGTTGAACTTGTAAGCTCTGGCTTGAGTTTGTATTTTTTTTGTCTTCTATCAAGCCATTGCAACAGATGCTCACGATAAGGATTCAGCCACTCAGGCAGTTCTACCCCTGCTGGAGGCTGTTTTGGCTGCTGGGGGGATATAGGGGGGTTTTTATTGTTCATTGGTTCTTGTTCAATGGTTCTTGTTCGTGTGTCACCCTGACAGGGGGCCCCTTCCTGTGTGACATGGGGGGCTTGTCCGATTGACAGGGGGTAGTGTCCCCCTGACACGGGGGGTGGAGTGGGGCGAGCCTCGTTGCCAACCGGAAGACCGTCCCAAATCATTAAGCGATATAAATTTGTTTTTTGGCCAAGTTCATCATATCTCGGAATTTTTTCTATGAGATTTTTCTCGACAAGCCCTGCAATCGACCTGATGACAGAACTTTTACTGATTCCGGCGCAAGCCGCAATAGTGCTTTGACTAGGGAAAACGTCATCGCCCTGTCCAGCTCCACTAGCAAAATGCTGGAGAATGAGCAAAACACAAAGTTCGTGACAAGACAACCAACCAAGCCGTCGCTTTTGTTTTTCAATAATCCAATTTGGTAAAGCAGTAAAAGTCTGCTGAGCCTTAATACGCGCCATTTGCTTTACTGCTGGCAAATCAGTTTTCTTGCGTATTTGAAATTTCAGCCAAATGCTTTTCAAGCCAAGCTTCAAGCGCAATTGTCACTTCACCGGAAATGCTCCGATGGTGAGCAGCGGCCAATATACGCAGCTTTTGTCGCGTTTTTTCTTCAATTCCAACTACAAGACGGGGAAGCGGGGTTGGCATAAAATCTGTGGTGAACGCACCAATGGTAGCATGGGGGAGCCAGGGGGGAGGCACTCGGGTGCAATTAAGGGCAAAGCGTTGAGATGCCTCGTCAACCCGCCTGCTGGAGCCTCCGCCTTGCTGGCCAAGGAATGAGTGCCTAATGCTGCCTCAGGCCTCTTCCTGGCCCTGCTGGAGGGGTCTGGTGAAGCGCCAGTAGTGGGGATTCTTCGCCTGTGGCAGGTGCCAGGCAGAAGGTCTCTTGCATTTTATTGACAGCTCGGCATATAAACTGTAGAATCTTGAAGCTTTCTATTCACCAAGCGAATGTCAGCATTCAACAAAAGCACTGAACTGAGAATTGGAGACAGCGTTTACGCTAGATTTTTTGGCGAAGATCTGCTTATAATCGAAGACATTGCTCAGGTTGCGTCAAGGTTTCCCCATTACTTGTGCTATCTCAGGGGAGAGAAATATTTGATTCCTAAAATTCACCTTTCTACTAGATCTCTGCTTGTTGACACTGGAGCCGGGAATCGTCGCCAGCTAGAGCTTCTGTAGAGCTTCGCTGCTCAGCTGCGTCACACCTTGACCGGGAGTCGCTGCCGCTGTAGGGTTTTTGCGTGCCTAGCGCAAATCCGCAGATCCTGAAGCTGCGTCTTTAGACTAAGCAAACTTAAGCTAAAGCCAGCAAAACAGGATGCAAGCACTGCGCGACCATGAGCCTTGAAGAGTATTCAGCAGATATAGTTCGTGTTCCATTGCTGACATCCGACGAAGAGATAATACTTGGGGGATATATCCAGAAAATGATAAAAATTCTCAGGGACAACGGGCTAAATGAACAAATATCGCAAAAAAATCTTCTTGATTCCACTAAAAATTTAAGTCCAGAAGCGAGGTTAGTAATAAAAAGAGGGCTGAGAGCAAGAAGTCGAATGATTTCAGCAAACATGAGGCTCGTGGTCGCTGTTGCAAAAAAAATTAAAACAACGCAAACTCATCTTACGATTCAAGACTTAATTCAAGAAGGTGCAATTGGTTTGACCAGAGCATCTGAAAAATTTGAGCCAGGTCGTGGATATAAATTCAGCACTTACGCCTACTGGTGGATAAGGCAAGGAATAGTAAGGGCCACTGAGTCTCAAGAGAAGGCAATTCGAATGCCATCGAATATGCAGAAAACAGCAAGGCAAATCAGAGAAACCAGAGATAAATTGACGTTAATTCTCAAAAAAGAGCCGACAGTCGCTGAGATAGCTATTGACATGGAAGAGGACATAGAAAAAGTAAAAAAAACCTTGCTTGCTGATTCGGTAGTTGTTTCTTTGGACTCGAATGTAAGCCAAAGTGGCGATCAGATTTCGTTGCTGGAGCTAATTCCAGCAAGCGCGTCAGACGAAGATAACGACGACAGCCTCGAAAAAATAAACTTTATCTTAACCATTATCAGCGCTTTGCCAGAAGAAGAGCAAGAGCTTGTCAAGCAAAAGTATGGAATTGGCTGCCAACCTGTTTCAGCAAAAGAAATCGCAGAAACTAGCGGAATCAGTAAACATGCCGTCCGCCAAAAACAACAAAATATCATCAAAAAAATTCAATATGTCGTAAATACTTTTTTTTCTAGTCAAGTCCCTTAGATCGGATTTATTTTTATTTTAATCCCGCTGCCGCCAGTCGTCGCGTTGCTCACGTCGAAACCAGCTGAGGCGGTAGTTCGCTGACAGCATCAATATATCGCGGGTGCGTTAACCATAGCCAGCAGCCAAATAGCGTGCCATGTGCCAAAAAGTAAAATTGCCCCTAGCAAGCCCGACCAGAGTGCAACGCGCAATTCATGTCGTCTGATCGCTTGCTCTATTAGAGCTTGGATGTCCTCTCTGCTCACTGCTGCCTTCCTTTGGGCAAACTGTAGGTGCACACTACGGTTGAGAACACCATGGCCAGCAAGCAAAGATTGCCACAGCTTAGGCAACGCGACTTGATGCCTTATGTAACGGTTGGCACCGATGTGCGTGGTTCAGCATGTTGGTTGGTAATTGATCGTGATGTTGTAATCGAATGTATTAGCGGTGAGCGTGCGTTAGCGGTGATGAAAAATTTAATTATCGCCAAAGGTTGATCAATAACTTGGTGATGTTTTTAGCGTTCAGCAATAATTGCCCAGCCTTTGCCAGGGGCGTAGCGATAGGCACCACCGCCGATGGGCTCCACCATCCAGCGCTTGCCGAAATTGAGGCGGTTGTAGCGCATAAATCGCGCCACTCCGCCCAGAGACTCACCACTGAGCAAGTTCGCTTCTCCGAACGGGTCGTGAACAATCAAATGCGTGGGATCTTGACCCACCACGATCAGCCAGTGACCACCGCCGGTGGGTTGCTCCACTGGACCGCGATGGATGAAGCCACAAGGCACTGGCACTCCGACGGCAATCTGGCGTTCGATCAGCGCAAAAGATGCGTTCTGCACGAATTTGGCCTTGATACCGTAGCTGCTCAAAGCCTTGAGCTGAGCAGCGGCATCAGTGGTGTCGCCGTACTGCTGGACACGCTTGAGATACTGATCGTCACCGTTGGAACCGATGAATGTGCCAGGTTTGAGGTACTGCAGGAGCATCGCGCAGGAACTGCTGAAGCACATACGAGCCGCTTGGCTGCGATCAACGCTGTCCATCTGCGCATACCAGGGCACCTGCAGCGGATTGCCATAGCCAAGAGAAGTGCTTGGCTGCGATGGCGTATTGGGGAATGCAGCCGCAGCCCGAGCATAGTAGGCCTCTCGATCTGCCAATCCGTTTGCTGGGTCTCTTCCATTAACCCGAGCTGATATTTGACGGCAAGTTGCACCCGAGTCGCAATAAGCATTCATGCCATTGAGATGCCACCAAAAACCAGCAGAAGTAAAGGGATATTTGTTGGCTACATAGGCCGCCCCATCCATAACATTTTGATCTTTGATAAAATCAGCAAATTGTTGATAGTTGTAGCGTCCCGTAAGCTGAATTGCGCCAGCGCCTTTGTAGCGCGGGCCATCGCCAGGCCTTGCGTTCCCCAAATCTTTGCGGTCTTCGTAAGCGTCGCCGCTGGCCAGCTCCATCATCCAACGCAATCCACCGGATTCATGCCCAACTTGAGCCAAGAAATGGCGAATTCGAGCTGGGGTGTTAATTAAAAAACGCTGCAGGCAGGAGTTGAGATCTGCAAGCTGGCTGTCCCTGGGGGCTCTGGTGAACACCGCAGTCGCCTGGGTCATGCTGATCATCTGAGAAGTCGCCGGAGTAGTCACTGGAGACGCCAGCAGGGGGGCCTTCGTCTCCACTGCCGCCTTCCAGATGTCTCGAAGCTCGCCGCCTTCCTGGAGGGCTTCTGGGTCAAGCTCCGCCAAGCGATCAAGTACGGCCTGAAGCCAAGCTCGGTGATGAGCTTTGCTCGGGTTGTAGTGATTGACGTAGTTACCGTTTGGAATTTTGCCCACAGGTGTTTCAATCACGTTTCCACGGAGCTTTGATTTCCATTGCACCACCTAGCAAGCGGCTATCACCAGTCTGCAGGGTGTCATCAATTGGGTGCTCAATGATGTTTGGCGGTGGCGGCTCAGGTTGTGCCGCGTGCCAGGCGTCCACCTGCTGGTCGATGGACGCTAAGGTCTTGTGCTCATTGATGAGCATTCGAGCTTCAGCATCCTGCGGCTTGGTGGTGAACAGGGTCACCATTGGAAGGCCGAGGTTCGGCCTCAGCGCTTTCCCGGCTTAATGGCGTAGAGCGCCTGCAGGATGAGCTGGATGATGCTATTGGACTTCAGCGGGCTGAGTGCGATCAGCTCACTGAGGGCAGCAAGAACGATCCAGAAGGCAGGATGGTTGATGACTTCCACGGTTAGGAGCGCGGGTGCGCTTCTAGTTTAGTCACCCGCTGCTCGACTACGCCAAGGCGCTGGAAGGTCTCCTTACGGTCATCTTTGATGTCAGTGTGCAGCACTTCCAGCTGGGCAGCAATGTGCTCGACTGCGCTGGTGAGGCGAATAACTGCATCGCGTGCTTCATCATTGCGGCGGCTAAATCCCATAGCACCCATCGCCGCCACTGAGATGGATGCACCAGCAACAGCAGCAAGCACTTCAATCATGGCTTCAGTTTAGCCCCTGCCCTGGCCACGCAACTTCTTGCGGCCGCGCCGCCTTGGCCTTGAATGCTGGCCCTGCCCGATTGAGGTGACTTTTGGTGGGCCGGGTTTGTACTCAATGTGAGCGGCACCTTGCTTATTGCGTACAGCCGTCGCGGATTTGCTGGTTGAGGTATTCTCGCAGTGCTTTGTCTGCGGCTGTTGGGTTTGTTTTTAGGCTTAGCTCGAAAATGCGATCCCGGAGTTGCTGCTTACGGGCAGCGCAAAACTGTTGTTGTACCTCCTGGGACTTTGCGTAGCGATTGTCGATTGTCAGTGTCGTGCCAACAATGGCCGCAAGTACAGCACCAGCAGCGGCGAGCAGTTGCAGCGGTTGTTGCATGGTCATTCAAGCTCTAGCGACAATGCTTCGACATCCTTGCGGCTACCGTATAAAGTTTCAAATTCAGTGGCGCTGAGCAT